AACCGACATATATAAATACAATACTCGCTGAAATAAAACAACAATTACAATAATGACAATAACTGCAAATAGTACAGAGTATATTGTCTCTATTCATTTTATAAATGATAAAGGTCAAACTAAAATTATCGATGACAGAGATTTTAAAAAATTACAATTTGAATCTTCATACCTTACTCCCTTTATGCGTGGAAGATTACAATTAAATAATACAAATCAACAAAATATATTTCAAACAACTGCTTTGTTAGAAAAGCATGATTATAATATGGGAGCAAGCGGTGGTGAATTTATTGTTATTCGCATACAACAAATAAGTAATCCTACTACACAACAAAAAATAACAATTCTCTCTGAAACTTATATAACACAAAATATCACAGTTGGTTTAAATAAAGGTCAAAAAGTTTTAAATTATTATTTTGTAAACATGGACTATGGACCATTAATGTATACAAAATTACCCTGGTCTACTAATAATTATGTAGATAATTCTGCACACAAAACTACAAATGAAAAACAAATTTTAGTTAGTGATGCAATTAAACATTTATTAGTTAAATTATACAACCGTGAATCCCATCCGGAATCAATTATTGATTTTAAAAACTGGGATGAAAGTTCTTCAAAAATAGAGTACACGTTAAAGAATCAACAACCACCAATACTAGGATTAAAACATTTAATATCAAAATATGTTTCTAAAACTCATCATGATATGGGTATATTAACACAAAACAGAGGATTATATCAACTTAATTCTTTAAATAAACTTTTAAAACAATCGGCTAATAAAAATTATGCAGGAGCAATACAAATAGAAACAGGTGATAATAGAAGTTCATATAGTAATAAGCCATCAATAAAAACTACATTTAATTCAGCACATATTTCAAGAGTGAATATTATTCCACAAAACGTATCACTCGGATCTAATACTATAGTAGATCATTCCATATCATCATATAACTTTCTCACTTCAGAATTTAAATTATTAAACGAAGAAGGTACTGTAAGTAAAAATAGTTATACACCTAACCAAGGGATAAATAAACCTAATAAAGTTATATTAAATCATTTTGAACAAACATCAGATACTCTAGAGACATGTCAAAATAGGTATACAAATCGAATAGCCTTACAGCAAAAACTAATAAACTACTCTAAAAAACTAACCATACCAATACTTGGAAATTTATATTTAAAGGGTAGTAACTTTGTAAATATTGAACTGACTGGAATTCCGCTCAATGAAGAAATGAGAGATATTTCAGGCTTATGGTTTATCTTAAGAAATAGAACCTTATTACGACCTGGAAGATTTGAATCAAAAGTAGTTTGCGGTAAATTAAATATTGACACTAGTGTAGGTCCCGCATTTCACAACAATCTAGCAACTTTGTTAAATCAATGAGTACAATACCATTTAAAACAGGAATACCGGCTATAGTAGACAGTAATGTTTTAGATCCAAATTCATTAGACGCACAATATGTAGACTTTTCAAATCTATCAAGACAATATGATACATTAAAATATAAAAATGACCCAATAACAGCTGAAGTTGACTTCTGGGAAAACTTAGCAAATGCAAGTCCAGTTGATATAGCAGCGATAGATAGTAGCGGGGAATTTGTTGCATGGTGGTTAGATAGATATCGCAAAACTCATCCTAAAGTAAAGGAGTTATTAGATCAAAGATTACCCAATATAGAAGATACTATACTTCAAACTATATCAGAAAGTGTTGGATTATTATTTTCTCAATATCTCACTCCTCAACGTAGAAGTATGCACTATGCAGATGAATTTGACCCGACACCTGATTATGAACAAGGCTCTAGTATCACTCCATTTCCTTATAATAATGTAATAGATGATAAATTAGATTTTGATACTCGTAAAAATATTTTAGGATTGAGTAAGCGCTCTGAAGCTATTTTTGGACGTAACATGCAGCAAGTGATTTACGGTGGTGATGGACAGCCAACCCTTGCACATGGAACTAATCTTGTTACTGATTATATCCATTATCAACGTTTAGGAGAAATACATAGTGACATTATGATAGAAATAGGGAGAATATTAGGCGGGACATATAAAGTATTATATTGGTTAACGTGTAATAAAATAGCTAATAAGCAAGAAGCTATTCCTGTTGTACATACTCTTGCAGTCGAAAATACTGAACAAGAAGTAGATGATCTAATGAATGCAATTCAAGATTCATGGCGAACGTTTACTATGGATGATATTAGGTCTTAGTTTCTACTTTATCAACCTCAATAACATTTGCCTTTTTTAATAAACGATCGAGAACTTCTTCTCTACTTAACATTAATGCATGTTGTTGATCTGAATTTTGAAGTTGTTTTTTAGAATCTATATCTAGCTGTTTTGCTTTTATCGTTGTATTAGACTTTTTATCTTGTACTACTAATTTATTCAATGTATCTATAGCTCCGGTAGATGCTTTAATAAGCTCTGCAAGAGAAGAAACATTTTCTGCTTCAGGCATATGATGAACCACTTCCTTCATATTATCTATTAACTCTAAAGAATCTTGAATTAATTTTGAAGACTTTTGTATAATAAAGTCTTCAACTTCATCCTTAGAGATATTAAATCTCTCTGATTGTTGTACTAACTGCTTACTAGCTTTAGGTACAGTTTTTAACTGTGATATTAAATCAGCTGGATCAATGTCATCCATAAAAGTATTTACTTGAAAAATCTAAATTATATACTATATTCATTGTATGGACGATTTTCAACCATTACAATATCAATCATTATCTTCTCTTCGCTCATTCGCCGTCGGTGAAAATGATGATGGTAGCGCGAATGTAACATTTTGTAATAAAGAGATTGAACTCAAAGTAATGAAAACACACCCGAAAGCTAAATTACCTAAACGAGCTCATAGTAGTGATTCTGGATATGACATATATAGTGTAGAGGATGCTGTCGTTCCAGCTCGCGGGTCAGTTGTTGTTCCTGTTGGATTACAGTTGTCATATATTACTCCTGGATATTGGTTTAGAGTAGAACCTAGAAGTGGGTTAGGGTTTAAACGTAACATCCAACCACATCTAGGTATTATTGATAATGGATATAGAGGTGATCTTGGAATTAAATTATATAATTTTAGCGACGCAAATGTAACCTTAACCGAAGGTAGTAGAATTGCTCAATTAGTATTATATCCTCATATTACAGCAACAATTTCTGAAGCAGATAAAATTGATGCCACTGAGCGAGGAGAAGCTGGGTTTGGATCTACCGGATGACAATTTCTGATAATACACATTTTTTATTATCTAGAATACCGCACAGGTATCAACCATGGTGGGGATTCCTTCCAGAGCAAAGGAAATATAAACTTTTTGAAAACAGATTAAACCTTATACTTCCTGAAATTGAATTAAACAGAAATAAAAAATTAATTGATATAGGTTGTATGGTTGGTTGGGATACATTTGCGTTAAATAATAAAGGAATATCTGTTACAGGTGTCGATACCAATATAGGTTATATTGAACTAGCTCAATTTTTACATGAATATTATAATTTAGATAAAAATTATATTTCTTTTATTAATACCGATGCATCTAAATTTTTACAAAGCCAAAAAAATACATATGATTATTGTATTTGTTTTAATGTAATGCACCATTATTTGGTTAATGAGACCAAATACAAGGATAAACGCGTTAAGTATAATGTGACTGATAAAAGGTCTATAGTTTTTAACAACGATGGAATTAGGTTACTCAAAAATATTCAGTCCAATTGTAAGATTGCATTTTTTCAAATAAGATTGAGAGCTCCTGGTATAGAGTATGAAGAAAAAGAAGATAGTAGTTTTATAACATATCTTATTGATGAAATTGGATTTAAATCTTATAAGATACTACAAACTAAACATTACTTCCGGCGCCCTAATCCAATATACATGTTTAGTAATTAAAAATGACGATTTCTGATATTTGGTGCGAGAAGTACCGGCCAAGTACTTTAAGTGAAATAGTTTTAAATAAAAATACTAGAAATTATTTCAACAAAGTACAAGAAGAAAAAAATATACCTAATGTCTTATTTGTAGGAAAACCGGGTATCGGTAAAACTTCTCTAGCTAAAATTATTGTAAAGGACATTCTTAAATGTCAATATCTCTATATTAATGCTTCTGATGAAAATGGTATAGATACTATCCGAACAAAAGTTCTAAGCTTCGCTCAGACCCAAAGTCTCTTTGGAAATATTAAAGTCATAATACTTGACGAGTGTGATGGATTATCTATTGATGCGCAAAAAGCGCTACGCAATTCAATAGAAGAATATCATGACTTAACAAGATTCATTTTAACAGCAAATTATAAACATAAAATCATTCCAGCTCTACAAAGTAGATGTCAAGTATTTGATATTAGTTATGATAAAAATGATTATATAACTAAATTAATATCTATTGTTAAAGCTGAAAAGGTAAAAATTAATAAAGAAGATTTTACTAATATTACCAATAATTGTTATCCAGATTTTCGAAAAGGCATTAACGCACTTCAAAAATATTGTTTATCTGACGGAGATGCAAATATTGTATTTAATTCAATTGAATTTTTTGATGGCTTATTAGACCTTATTCGTAACAAGAAATATATGTTAATACGTAAACATATAATCAACAATGAAGCAATATTTAATAATGACTACGACGAACTATTTAAACATTTGTTTGATTATATGTACGCAGCTGAAATAAATGAAGAGAAAAAAAGAGACTGTTTAATTACAGTCTCTAAATACTTTTACCAGAATAGTCAGTGTATAGATCAGGAGATCAACTTCTATTCTTGTATACTCGATTTACAACTTTAACGAATTATAATTCGCAGTACTTAATGTATAGTCACCATCAGGTACTTTAGTTTGCTGACCTATATCAATTGCTTTATCTTCTACATCCTTAGCCTCGTGTTCCTCTCCTTGATCACCGCCTTGTACGGGTCGAGTTCCTCTTGCCTCTGCCCAAGACATATCAAACTCAAGAAGCTCTACTGGAAGACTTAATGTATGTGAGAAAAAACCAGGATTAACTTCAACAACCACATCAGCAACACTCCAAGTAGTAGTATCTGTAGATGCAGGTTGAGTGGCGCTTCTCACATCAAAACCTTCTCTTTTAGTTGTAGAAAGCATAAGATATTTACCCTGTTCAACTAAAGTTATGATCTCTTGTACGTAATTTTTACGGGACTCGTCTAACCCTTTATACCAATCAGACGATTTAAAATCTCCCTTTAATTTAACATAATCTCCAGCAACTGGACCAGGTTTAGTAAACTCACCAAGTTGTTCTTCAAATAATGTATTGAACTTACTCATTTAAATTATTTATTGTTTTAAGCACTTATAAATTAAATAATTATACATGGCAATAAGACTTGACATACTTAAAGACAGGAAAAATACAGACGCCTATCGTAAGTTTTCTTATGCTGATTTAAAATTAGATATAGATCTTAATAGTCACGTTCCTTCTACACCAGTAGGAACCGGTAAAAATCCTGTAGATTTTAAATTAAGTTACGATGAAAATGCTATTTTTAATTCTATAAGAAATATTTTTAATACTAAAAAAGGACAAAAAATTCTAAATCCTACATTCGGCTTAGATTTAGAAATGTTTTTATTTGATAATATCTCTGAAGAAAATGCAGATGTTATTGGTAAAACAATACATGAAGAACTGGCTATATATGAGCCACGTATAACAGTAGAATCAGTTAATATTATCGCAAAACCAGATGATAATGAATATGAAATAAGTATAACTATTGTTATACCTTCATTAGATAATAGAATAGCAACATCAACAGGGATTTTAACAGAAGAAGCATTTAATTACATTTAATTATGAGTCAGTATACAACTACAACACGAACCGATTTAACAGAATTTAATCTACCACCAAACGCATACACTGGTTTCGATGCCCAAAGTATGCGTGATTTAATTATCGCACGTCTCAACAACGACTCGGCAATTAATTTCACAGATCAAAATTTTGAAGGCAGTAATGTCTCTACTCTTATAGATATACTTGCATATACATATCACACATTATTATTTTATCTAAACCAGACAAGTTCAGAGAGTAATTTTGCTGACGCTGAATTATATGAAAACGTAAACCGAATAGTAAAAATAATAGGATATAAACCTATCGGTTCACAAACTTGCATACTACCGGTTGATGTATCTGGTAAAGCAACATTGAGTAAAGGGTATTATACTATTCCAAAATTCACCTTTATAACAAGCGCCGGCCAAACATTTACTGTTATACAAGATGTAACATTTGAGAAAACAACTGCAGTGACAGAACTTGTAGCTCCTGTTAATAGTACGCTAACATACGAAGGTAGTATAGAAGAATATCCGGTACTATTTCCTATAGGCGAAAAATACGAAACAATAAATTTAAATCCTGGTAATAATGTATTAATAGATCATTTTAATATTTTTGTTTTTGTTAAAGAAGTAAACGAACAAAATAAGTGGTATGAATGGAGCCGAACACCAAGTTTATTTTTATCAAGGCCAAATGACAGACAATTTGAAGTTACATATAATGAAAACAAAAAATATGAAATTAAATTTGGAAATAGTATTAATGGTAAAAAATTGAACTTAGGAGATTCTGTAGCACTATATTATTTAAAATCATCTGGTACTCGTGGTAAAGTTACAAAAAACACTTTAAAAGATAGTGCAATAAATATTTACAACACCACACAATATGATGAAATATTTGCAGATGTTAAAGACACTTCTCTTAATTACATATCAATTCAGGAATCTCCGGACATTACTATAACTAACTCAGAAGATAGTACTGAATTTGGTGATCCTGAAACTGTATCAGAAATTAAACAAAATGCTCCAAGATTCTTTAGTTCAGAATACAGATTAACTACAAAAGCTGATTATAAGAGCTTTATCGAACGTAATTATAAAAATTTGATATATGATTGTACTGTACTTAATAATAGCGATTATACAAATGATTATTTAAAGTATATAAACGACGACTTAGGATTAACCGATTTTACAGAAGATACGAATGCATTGTTTAATCAATATTATTTTGCTGATAGCGCCGATTCAAATAATATATACTTAAGTATTATACCTAAACTACGAAAAGAAAAATCTGTAGTTACTCGATCTAATTATCTACCACCGTCACTAAAAGAAAAAATTCAACTTGAAATTGAAAATTATAAATTATTAAATAGTGAAATTTCTTTCATTGATCCTGTGTATTTAAATATAGATTTATCAGTAAAGGCTAACGGTGAACCTAATTATGTATACTACAAAAATAGCACTGAATTGCATATACGCAGAGAATCTAAAACATTAATAAATGAAGCTGACTTAAAATCAAGAGTGTTTAATATTATATCTACATACATTAAGGAATTAAAATTGGGTGGAACAATAAACGTAAGAGATTTAAATAATGATATCGAAGGAATTAAAGGAGTAGTTGATTTTAAGACAGTCAGAACAGATTCAGATGTAGAAATACCCGGATTATCATTATGTATTTATAACCCGATATATAATGGAAAGGATATAAAATACACCGACACAGTATTAAAATTAAAACCATATCAAATACCGTATATAGAAGATGAAGCAGTATTAAAAAATAAAATTAAAGTTTCAAGTGTTACAGTAAGTAAAGCTATAGTAGAATATTAATGAGTACTTCAACAACAAGTCTTAATTGTCCTAAAACTTTACCTGTACCTTTTACAGTAACTGTTAATACATCTGGCACTACTCCAATTGGTGCTGCTGGACATCCGTCGGTTACAACACATGCAGGATTTACTCGTATATCAAAATTTACATTATCTCCTATCATAACCGCGGGCGACGATATTCCAGCAATTGAAGATCTGTTTCCACACGGAGTATCTAATAGTTTTGCAAAATGGGACTTCGGTGATGGATATACATTAAGTGGGGCCAACTCATTTACTACTACACACATTTATAACGTACCAGGTATTTATACAGTTACAGTGTTTTTATACGATAAAGACAGTAATGCATATAGCTCAACTTTCACAGAAACAATATCAGTGTATAATTATGCAAATACAGGCATCGCTGTTGAAACACAAAATATAACGGAACAAGATGGTATAAACGCAAGAAAGGTGACTGCTGGTGAAAATAAAACATTTAATTTAGAAACCACCGCATCTTGGCAAGATGTTCCAGATCCTGCCGATGTTCAAACATTATTTTTTACTTCAAGCGGTAGTCAAACAAAGCCGTATGATTTTAATAACAAATACGCACATATTGTACCTTATAATGCATTTTATGATAAAGACAATAATATTATTAATAATGTTTACGGCTTAGAAGAAACATTATATCCACATTATTTTTATGTAAACAGTGTAAGTTCAGTTATCGTTGAATCATCAGAACAAGATTCAACGAAAAATGAAGCTGTAATTTTATATTCAAGTACTGATGAATATATTGATAGTATTTCTTCTAAAGTTCCTAGACCTATAAAATTTAGTTATTACGACGATTTACCAGACACTACAATAAATTTATTAATACGATTAGATACTAGTAAGCATAGAATAAAAAGTTTCTATGTTGATGATATTGATACAGATATTAATAATAGTAATCGAAACTTTTTAGAAACAGATGTAGCAAGACCTATAATTAGAGATAAATCTACCATTAACAAAAATGTAGGAAATAGTATTGGTATACCGATTGAAGTAATAACACCATATACTAGTCGATTATCTTTTACATCTACTGGCATGAAGGAAATGTCAGCTATACAATATAAAAGACAAGGCGATAAATTTCAAGTATTTGTTGCATTAACAGATGAAAACCTAAACATAGGAAAATATTATAATATATTTCGATTAATGGAAGGCGCCGGGTATCCTGCTCAAGACAGGCAATTTGCTTATGAATGGAGTGACGGTACAAATACAATAACTTCTAACATTAGCAGCTTAAGTACTGCGTATTTTCCTTATAATGGATCAGAAACTACTTTAAGTAGTTTTGCATATTTAAATATTAATCCTGTTAGTGCTGGTACATGGTCATTAAATATAACTGGTTCATTAGATTCATTTGCAACTACTAGTCCAGCTACTAATACTTATGGATTAACTATAGACTATGATCCAAATGGTCCGCTCGGCCCAGTATCATTAGGAGTTAAAGGTAGTAACTTAATTACTGGGTCTTATACCTTTACAGTATTTCCATCTACTAATGATGTCGAAATTTACAAAATTAACGAAGATGTAGATTATTCAAAAATATTAAAAAGTTATAGATTTCAATCTTTACAGCATGAATATGATAAACTATTTGATGGTATATTTACATCATTTGTTGGAGAAGCGAGTTCAAGTCCGACCACTTTTGGTAAAACAATCTTTGAAAAAATTGCAAACTTTACAATTAATAATAGTGATGTTGATTTTTGTAATATCAACAATTTAGAATCCTTCTATGAACTCTTTAATGAAGATATAGATATATCGCTACCAGAACCGCCTGCTGAATTAAAAAGATTATATAACTTATTTAGTATAAAGATCTCTAAACTACTAGGTGACTATGAACGATATGATAGAAGTTTTGATACACAATTTTACACTTCATCAGCTGCAAGTAGAAACATAGATTTTGAAAATCCAATTACTGCCTCTACTTATACAATAACCGCAGGAACACCTTTTATTGCTAAGCAAAAATTTAATAGTGAGTATATTTTAATTAAACCTCAACAGATTCCAAACTTAAGTGCCGCCGGTGAAGTAGACGCTGATAATCCTGTCCTATCTACATATTATTTATCTACATATAATTCATCTGTTCTAAGTGGATATAGCACTTGGGGATGGCCTTTAGACACTACTATTAGTGGTGCATCAGGATTAGATTTATTTTATGAGTTTTATCCATACACAACCTATAATATTGTTTCTGCAGAAAATGTACAAAATAATATTATAGATTATAATAATATATACAATACTATTACAAGAGCATCTTCATCTCTTAGTGCGGATTGGGATCCTGCTGGTGGAATAGTATTCAAAAATTTAGATTATCAAATTAGAAAGGGGTTACAATTATAATGATACTACAACACACACATAATCCGTTATCATATAAAGAATGGAAAGCTCATTATGAAGATTCTGGAGATGCAACTGAATTACCTTTACTATATAATAATTATCTTACTGAATGGAAAGAAGAAAAGTTAAAAAGAAAAACAAAAGATGATAAGTACACTAAAGATATATATTCACAGTTTTTAACAAGTATAAATCTTACCACAATAGATGATAACATAGTAAGATTTCTTGATCGAATTGATACTGATAATATTTATGAATTAGAATTAGCAGTACATTATTATTCTGTAATAATAAAAGATCAATTAAAAAATATTCGTACCTTAAGAGAAGAGTTTAAATTTACTAAAATAAAAAATAAACTTAAATCTTCAAAAACTGGTATAACGAAGTACCTTAAAAATTTTATCTTAAGGATACTTCATAATCACGAATTTATCACTGAAGATACTAATACTGTTTTGGATGATATCAATCTACCGAAAATTGCAAACAATATTACTATTAATTTAAATACATATGCATCTGATGATTTTGTATATAACTTTCACAAAGTAGATAAGAATCTTATTTTAAATATTAGTCAACGAGTGTTAGATGAAGTACCTAATATTAGTCAAGTATTAGTGATTAATAAAGGTACAAGGCCATTAAAAGTCAGAATAAATAACATAACATCGCCTAATAATATACTCGGCATAAATCAACCATTTTCAAATTATAATAGACTTCCAAGTAGATATTTTAGAAATGAAGAAAAAGTTCTTAATAATTTAAAATTTATTATTGAACGAGATTTAATTAAAAAATATATTTCTAATGATCTTTATTACATAAACAGTGCCGCTAAAAAAGTAAATAAATTATTTGATCACGTTAATACGACAAATAATCTTTCTCAAAGATATAGTCCGAATACATTTAGACGATTAATTAATATTAAACATAATGAAATATATCCTCAACAATTATCTTTTTACAATACAGGAGTAGCTGTATTTCATTCAAGCAACTTAACTTATACAGTAGAGTTATCTGGGCTTCGAGGTCTTGAATATGTTATACCTGATCCATCTAAATTTGAAGCTGGTGTTAAATGTGTTGGTACTATTAAACAAGACGGTAAAATACTTAGAAATATATATAGAAAAAGAAAACCACCTTTTAAATATAAAGCTAAAAATGCTCAATTTAAAAATGATAATCTTAATCCTGGAGTTAATATTTATAATAATAAATTATTACGCAATTACGGTTATCAAAGTAAAGAAAATAGTTTAGAGTATTCATTTACAGGAATTAATAAAAAAGAAGATGCTATAAGTTTTTGGAATGATGACGCTACTCACAATATATGGCTAAACAGCGATGTGTATCCTATAGAAGATTTAAATGTATATCCTGAAGCAACTAGGCTAGATGATTTATTAATTTATAATAAAACAGGAATAAAAATAAGGAATGATATTTATGGTAATGAATTTTATTTTGTAAAATCTGTATACCCGAAACGCAAAGCAGATGCGGCGCATATTACTACCGAAGCAACTACAACTACTGCATGTACTACAGCAGCTGAATATTATGATGGCTTATTTTTTAATCCACTTCTATCTGCAATATCTGCTGCATACTATAAAGCTAGCGGTACTCTATATAGTAGTGTTACTGGAATGTATGACACATTTATATATTGTAAGGGTAACCGATGTACGGGCGCTAGCGTAGAAGAGTTTGGTGCACCGCTTGCAGCACTTACATGTGATACAATTACGACATATAGTCAATGCGAAGCACCAGATGGAGCAGTTAAAGATGCAGTTGTGGCTGGTCTTATTGATGGTGGGCCCTTTAAAAACCATCCAGGAACAAGTACAGATTTAATATCACAAAATTTTCAAGAGACAACAGTTCCTTATTTTACAATAGATACAACTGCTATTTATACTAATAACGCTACTACGTTTGAAAGTACATCTCTTAATAATTTTGCTACTTCAGCGATTCCATTATTTGATCAACAATATGTGAGCGCCGGAGAAATTTATATAAGAAATGTAGCAACACAATTAGTTGAACCATTATCAACAGCATTTGTAAATGTGTTTAATAAACATACAACAGGAAACACGAAATCTAATATATTATCAACAAGTAATATTGTAGATTTTGATATTATAGAAAACACAATATACATACAAACATCCGCAGAGACAATAACTGAAAAATACAAATTTGAAAATAAAGCGTTTAAAGTTAACGCTAGTTCGAAAACCTTAGTAACCTAGTAAATATTTTAAATGTTCACCACTAAACAATCAGATATATTTTACAACGATCAAACAAAAGAAATGTTTGTATGTAAAGTAAGTTCTATTTCTGCAAAGCGGTGCGAAGGGTCAGAAGATATAGTTTATGGAGCATTACCTATTGTTTATAAAATAAATAAAGAGACAAATTATCAATCATTAATATATCCTAAAAACCTAGACACATTTAAAGATGATATAAAAAGTGATTTATACGATTTAGTTCCAAGTAATTGTTATGCTGATGGTACAAATTTTGCCCATGTTACAAAACCTCTTATAAATTATAATAAAAGTTCAGATAGATATTCAATTACATTTGTCGGGAAGTATACTGCTACATCTGATGGGTTTGGAGTTTTAAATTATATTTTTCAATATATTGATACTGATTTTCATTTATTAGATTCTGAAATTTATATACCTAAAGCTAAAGCTACTAAAACACCGCCCTTCACCTTTAACTCTGGATATTTAAATTCTGATCTCATTATAGGTGGGAATAAGCTTAGATGGAATGAACCAGTTGATTCAGCTTATGCAGAAAGAGTAGCAAATTATGTTATTAAACCTACACATCTTGATCATAACAATAGTCTAGGGTTTAACTTAATACAGTATTGTCCGCCTAAGGGCCAACATTGTTATCTTCCAACGACAAAATATCCGTTGTTATGGTCAGGAGGTTATATTACATATAATCCTAAATATACAGCATTTGATCCCGCGTATGATATTCGTGTTGATTTTAGGGCTAGGTCATTTAATGTTCCATCGATGACTGCTTATAAATCAATACAATCGAGTAATGACGATTCCGAACCATCGAGATGGTTAGATACAGCTACTGCGTTGAGTGGTCTATCTGGTGCCGGTAGTGGCTTCTGTGTATATTTTTATAATGCTCCAACGAGACATCCTATAGAGTGGGTTCGAGAAGGAATTGTTGAACCAAACGGTATAGGCAGTACATTAGGATATGCTATAGCAGGTAATGTTGGTACAGAGGATGGTGGAGAGCTTACTGAAGTAAATGGGCTAGTTGTTAATCCTTCAGGTAATATAGGAGGTCAGACAGGACCAGATGCAGAGAGTTTTCTAGGAGTTGGGTTTGATATTAGAGGAGATTTCTGTACTACATCTGAAAGTAAAGAAGGGTGGTTATCTGCAAGCGATACATTTAAGGCCCCGACTGCGTCTACATGGACAACTTCACCATGCTCTGTAGGTATTAGAGGTAATCGAAATCATTATACTAGAGTACTAACGTGCGTGCCAATGGTATCGGTCGTCGCTGCTAGTGCAGTACCTATGCACGAAGATGCATCTACTAGTGGTGGAGGTGACGTAGCTTTTCAAGATTATAGAGTTGACCTTACCAACAAAGGTACTCGTGTAACAGTATATAATAAACTTACCAGTGCTACAGATTATAATACAATAGTACAACTTGATTTAAATAAAACATATGGCTGTGTAGGATATGATGCATGGGGTAACATAGGAGAACCATTAATAACTAATCCGACCTTAACTCCACTTAATGTTGGATTATCATTTACAACATCAGAATATTGTAGTTATTTTGAATTGTCTTCATTTGAAGTAACAGGAGTAAAAATCGGTAACCCAAATAAAACACCAAAAGAAATAGATAATGTAACTACAGTAGAATACTTAGAAGAATCATCTGCTAATTTAAGAAGAGATTTAGTTACTCTTCCTACTACAGATCCTGTCGATATTACAATGTTAATAAAACATGAATCTCTTATCGATAGAATTAATTTATGTGGCAATTTACTCCCACCGGTAGAGTATGAGATTGAAGAAAAATGGACAGGTACTAAAGAGATCATAGAGTTTAAACCTCCACCACGTCAAAGTCCACCACCTCCAGAATGCCAGCCCGGTTGGTATGATATTTGGGGGATAGATGGTACGTGGGGCTCTTCACCAGTCAGTAACATTACACAGCTAGAGACATACGCCGGGGTGACATATTATACTACAAGTGATAGTAAAGATTATTTTGAAATTGCGAATAATGCTGGTGATAGGTACCTACTTGGTGTGACTTTCTCAGACTTTAAAGGATCAGGAAAAGGTGCGATTTTCCCGGATCCAGGTTTCTGTGATAATAATTATTTAGCATGGCTTGGAGAGGCCTACTCAGCAGGAACAGGTCCGCCGATTCCCGGTAGGCTCGGCAGTATTTTACCTGATGGATACGTATATACTTGTTATATGCCAACAGAAGCGTCGCTTTTAAAAGAAGATGTTGATGATT